ATGGCTGGGGCGCAACGATACCTCTTGAACCGAAACGGTCGATTCTTCGCCCGGCTGGTGGTGCCGAAAGACCTGCGGCCAGTCGTCGGCAAGACCGAACTGCGCGCGCCCCTCGGGCCGGATCGCCGAACGGCAATGAAGCTGCTGCCCGGTGCGGTGGCATCCCTTCAACATCAGATCGCGCAAGCCGAGCGGGCGGCTATTCCAGCAAACAGCACTGCCACGCCAGCGCGCTATCCCCTCGCCCCTGATCAGATCGCAGCTAGTCACTATGCGCAGCGCCTCGCCTTTGACGACCAGATGCGCAACAGCGCGTCCTATGCCGTCGCCTCGACCATCAGCATTGATGACGGCTATGTCGCCCAGCTTCGCGCGGGCGTGGCCGGGCGTCTGACCGATCAGGAACTGGCCGACCTGATGGGCGCGCGGATCGAGCGTTTCCGCGCGGCTGGCAATCTCGACGCCGCGCCCGGTTCCGATGAATGGCGCACCATCGCGCGCGCTCTCTGTAGTGCCGAACTAGAGGCGCTGGCGCGTGTCGTGGAGCGCGACGAAGGCGACTATACCGGCCAGCCGTCAACCCCTCTGCTGCTGAACGTCAAGCAGCCCGAGAATGAACCAGAACCCGTAAGCCTGTCTAAATTGTGGAATGACTACATCAAAGCGCGCACCGCTGCGGGCTTCATGAAAGACGGCGGTAAGCGCATGGAGCCCGTCAAGGTCAGCCTGCGGAAGTTCCTCGGGCACAACGACGCGCGCCAAGTCTCGAAGAAAAACCTGCTGGACTGGCGCGACCAGTTGCTTGCGACTCTTTCGGCTAAGACGGTTTCGGATATGTATCTCTCTGCCGTCCGTTCTCTTTTCCAATGGGCGCAAGACAATGAGCGCCTGCCCGAGAACCCCGCCGCGACCGTCAAACAGGCCAAGCCCAAGAAGCAGCGCGCCCGCGAGGCAGGATATACTGATGCCGAGGCTATCGCGGTTCTGAAACTGTCGCGGTCGTATGAAGCGAAACCCGATCAATTCGGCTACGTTCGCGAGACAAACGAATCCGTAAATGCCAAGCGATGGGTGCCGATCCTCTGCGCCTTCACGGGCGCGCGCGTGTCCGAAATCACGCAGATGCGGAAGGAGGACGTTCGGCGCGAGGGCGACCGCTGGGTGATCCGCATCACGCCTGACGCCGGCACGATGAAAGCGGGTCATTTCCGCGATGTGCCTTTGCATGAGCAAGTAATCGCGGAGGGGTTTGTTCGGTTCGTGGAACAGGCGAACCACGGCCCATTGTTCCATAACGGCAAAGACCCGACCAAATTCGCGGCCAAGGCGGTGCGCATGACAAACCAAGTCGGAACTTGGCTGCGCGAGACTGGCCTAGTTCCGGCTGGGGTTCAGCCGAATTACGCATGGCGGCATCGGTTCAAGACGCAGGCGCGCGATATGGGCGCTGATATTCGCGTGGTTGATGCGATCCAAGGTCACGCCGGGCGCACCGCCTCGGACGGCTACGGCGACGTTTCGCTGACTGCCAAGGCCCGCGTGATCGACGCGCTACCCAGCTACTGTATTGAATGAAATTCATAACAACATGATCACTTGTAATAATAATCTCGTGTGTTACATTGTAACGCAGGAAGATTTGCGAGTGCCTGTTAATGAGTATCACCAAACGCCTTGCCCGGTTCTTCGGGCAAGGCGTCACCGAACAAAAAGCGGTCACGCTGACCAGCCCCGAGGCTTACGGCCTGTTCGCTGGCCTACCGGTGCGATCCGGCCTCACTGTTACCAGCACCACCGCTCTGCGCGTTCCTGCCGTTGCCGCCGCTGTCGGGCTTATCTCGGAAGCCTGTGGCAACCTACCGTTCAAGCTGCACGACCGCGACGCGCGCGAGGCGCAGAAGGACCATGCCGGCTATGAACTGATCCACGGCGAGGCGAACCCTTGGACCAGCGCCGAGGAACTGCGCGAACATCTGACCCGCGATGCGCTGCTGACCGGCCACGGCTTTGCCCAGGTGGCGCGCAATGGCACCGGCCAGCCCATCGAACTGCACCGGATCGACCCCGGCGCGGTATCGGTCGAAACCGACGACTACGGCGAACCCAGCTATCGCATCCGCCTGAAAGGCGGCGGTGATACCGTGCTGCCCTATACCGATGTGCTGCATATCAGCACCTTGGACGGCGTTAGCCCGATCACCCATGCCAAGGAAGCCATTGGCCTTGCGTTGGCAGCGGAACAGCACCTTGCGAATTGGTATAGCCGCTCCGGGCGTCCGGGCGGCTATCTCTCGACCCCCGAAAAGCTGGGTGCAGATGAAGCCGTTGGCATCCTGAAAGCCTTTCAGGCAGGCCATACCGGCGAAGAAGCCGGGCGCCCGGCGCTGTTTGATAAAGGCGTGACCTATCATGCCGTCGCCACCAGCAACACGGATGCCGAGTTCTATACGAACCGGATTGAGCAAATCCGCGAGATTGCCCGAGCCTTCCGCATCCCGCCCAGCATGATCTTTGAGCTTGAGCGCGGCACTTGGTCAAATGTCGAACAGATGGCGCAACAGTTTCTGACCATGACCCTGCGGCCATGGTTGAAACGCTGGCAGGCCGCTTATGCGCGTGTGCTGCTGTCGCCGGAAGAACGCCGCGCCCTCTATATCGAGGCCGAAACCAAAGACCTGATGACCGTCGATTTTGCGGCACAGGCCACCGCCTATTCGCAATACGTCGCCATGCGCGCCATGACCCCGAACGAGGTCCGGGCCGGGCTGAACCTGCCGCCCATGGCTGGCGGTGATGAACTGGTCAATCCCTTTACCACCAGCGGCACCGCGCCCGCTTCCAATGAGGAAAACCCCGATGAATGACCCCACGCAAAGCCCGCTGGAAATGCTGGCGGCGCTGGAAATCGCCCTGGCACTTGTTAATGCCGGTATCCTGACCGCTGCCGAACTGCGCGCCATGATCGGCCTGCCTGCGAATGACGCCGCATGATCACCGCGACCGCTTTCTTTGGCGACCGGGAACGCCCGTTCACCCTGACCGATCCCATGGTGGAGGAACTGGAAGCCTCGACCGGCACCGGCATTGGCACCCTGTTCCAGCGCCTGACCGCCCATGCCTTCAAGCTGGCCGATCTGGCCGAGGTGATCCGGCTGGGTCTGATCGGCGCAGGCACCAGCCCCGAGGAAGCCGCGCGGCTGGTCAACAGCTACGCCCGCAATCGCCCGGTGGCCGAGGTGCTGCCGCTGGCGACCGCGATTCTTGCCGCCCGCTGGCTGGGCGCGGATGAGGTGCAACATGGCTGACCGGATCGAGGTTAAAGCCCAGCTTACCGCCACCGAGGCCGGCGAGATCACCGGCATTGCGTGGCCGTTCGGCACCCCTGACCGCGTTGGCGACGTGATCGAGAAAGGTGCTTTCGACCAGCCCGAGGCGCTGCCCATGCTGTTCGCCCATGACCAAGGTCAGGTGATCGGCGTCTGGGATTCCATCACCGAGACGCCCGAGGGCTTGACCGTCAAGGGCCGCTTGCTGGTGGACGATGTGGAACGCGCCCGCGAGGTCCGCGCTATGATCCGGGCCGGTGCTGTCTCTGGCCTGTCCATTGGTTTCGTCACCAAGGACGCCACCCGCCACGCCAAGGGCCGCACCATCAAGGCGCTTGCCCTGCATGAAATTTCAGTTGTCGCGGTCCCGTGCCACCCGGACGCGCGCATTCAAACCGTCAAAGGTGGCACCCCTGATCCTGTAAACAGTGAGTATGTTATGGAAGACGCGAACCCGGTCCAAGAGGCCGAAATCAAGACCCCGGCCAATGACGCGCCGCAGATCGACACCAAGGCGCTGAACGGCGTTCTGTCGCGGCTGGACAAGCTGGAAGCCAAGGCGAACCGTCCGGGCGCCCCTGCTGTCGTGCAAGGCGACACCGCCGAGAAAAAGGCATTTGCCAGCTACCTGCGCGGCGGCGAGGCCCGCATGGAAGCAACCGAGGTCAAGGCGCTGGCCGTCGCGAACAACGCGAACGGCGGCTATCTGGTGCCGCCCGAGTTTGGTTCTGAAATCCTGAAACTGCTGACCGAAATGTCGCCGCTGCGGCAGTATGCCAATGTCCAGACCGTCACCGGCAGCGACATCACTTTTCCGACCCTGCTGTCGGGCGTGAATGCGTTCTGGACCGAGGAAGGCTGCGACATGACCGCCAGCGAACCGACCTTTGGTCAGGTCAAGATCGCGAACCACGAGCTTTCCAGCTTCTACGTCGCCAGCAACAAGGTGCTGGAAGATAACGCCTATGATCTGGAAAGCGTGATGAACCGCGAACTGGCCGAGGGCTTCGCCAAGGTGGAAGGGCTGGCCTTTGTCAAAGGCACCGGCACCGGCCAGCCGCGCGGCCTGATGACCGCGACCGGCATTGCCGAGGTCAAGACGGGCGTTGCCGCGAACTTCCCGGCCAGCAATCCCATGGATGTGCTGATCACCATGCAGCACGCCATTCCGTCGTTCCACGCCCGCAGCGCGGTCTGGCTGATGAACCGCAACACGCTCGCGACCATCCGCAAGTTCAAGGACGCGCAGGGCCAGTATCTTGTCACCGATCCGAAAGACGGTGGCGTGCTGCGCCTGCTGGGCAATCCCATCGTGGAAATGCCCGATATGGACAACGTGGCGGCTAGCACCGCGCCCATCATGTTCGGCGATATGTCGGGCTATCGCATCTTTGACCGGGTGGACCTGTCGATTCTGCGCGACCCCTACACGCTGGGCACGAAAGGTCAGGTCCGGTTCATCGCCCGCAAGCGCGTGGGTGCCGACCTGACCCATGCCGACCGCTTTGTGAAGCTGCGCGTGGCGGCCTAACCCCATGACCTTGCAGCCCGCCCATGAAAATACCCTGCGGCACGGCGACTATGCCGTGACGCTGCGGGCGTCTTTGCGGGCTGCTGTCGCCTTGGAGAACCTGCCGGGCGGCATCCCCGGCGCGTGGGATAGCCTCATGCGCCAGACTTATACCGGAATCCGTGCGGTGATCCTCGCCACCGCCACGGATCGGGCAGAGGCGTTTTTCCTCTTGTCGTCGCTGTCCAGCAAGCCGCTTGCGTCCTTCCTTGGTCATGCGCAAGCGGCTTGCCTTGAACTTCTGGTGAACCTGCTGCCCGAACCCGACGAACCCGCACCGGCCAGCACCAGCGCAAAGCCCATGGCCCTGCGCGACTACCTTGCCGAACTGTTCAAATTCGGCACCGCCATTCTGGAATGGCCCCCGTCCGAGGTCTGGCATGCATCCCCTGCCGAGATTGACGCGATCCTGCGCGCCCGCCTCGACCGGCTAGAAGCCATGGAAGCCGCCGCCAATGGCGAGCCGCACAAGCCCGCCATGAGCGCCGAACAGCGCCAAGCCAATGCCGAGGCTGGCCTTGACCCCGAGTTCAACCGCCACGCCCTGCGCGCCCTGAAAGCCCGCCATGGTGCCTAAGCCGCCGCGCCTATGTTCATGCGGCGCAATAGTGCCGCATGGCGTCCTTTGTGCCTGTCAGGTGCAGCGCCAGCTTGAACGCAAGCGCCGCTATGACCGCACCCGGCCAAACAGCCGCCAGCGCGGCTATACGCGGGAATGGGAGAAAGCACGGGCCGAGTTCCTGCGCCTCCATCCCTGCTGCGCCATGTGTGGGGCCGACGCGACCGTAGTTGACCACATCAAGCCCCACAGGGGCGACCAGGCGCTGTTCTGGAACTGGAACAACTGGCAGGCGCTATGCACCGGCTGTCATAGCAGCGTGAAGCAGCGGCAGGAGGTTGATTTTCTTCGAAATCGACGATTAGGCATTGTAAAAATCACGCAACCCTAGAAGTTTTCCTGAATTAGTTCCGAACTGCGATTTTGAAATTATGTAACCAACCGCAGTGCATCTTTGAAATACGACCACTTCTTGATCAACGCCAATATCGAGTAGCGCGCTGAAGTAACTATTCAATCCATCGGTGATCTTATCCGCAGGAGAATCTTGCTCCAACGAATGCTCTTTCCCTCGATAGAACGTCTCAGGAACCTGCGTTCTTTCAATAAAATTCCAAACTGCGGGAAGTTCGGAGGTGCGGGCACAATCCAACTCATACCCAATAATTTCTGAATGATTCTGGAACACATCGCAAAGCGCACCCAGGAATCTACACAGGCAGACCATATCAAAAGCATTGACTTGGTTTTTTATGGTGGTCTGCAAGGCTTGCCCAACGAAGTTGTCAAAGCCATAGCCCGCTCGGTCCGCCGCCTCCAATCTAAATATTTGCCCAGACAACGCTTCGTGACCGAGTTTTGCTGCCTTATAGTAGCACTCTGCGGAATAATCGATATCGTAAGGGCTGACGCCACCCATGCCATTTAGCAGGGCAAGGTTAAAAATGGAACTTACATGATTGGTTGAGGCGGATATTTTCCAGTTCCTATTTGCGCCGTCATTATCGCCTTTTTTTATGCACTCCAAGCCGGCTTTGTAATAATACTCCGGTTGATCTTCTTGAGGTTTTTTGAAGAACCCAAATGCCACTGACTCTCTCCAACATAATGCTCATGCTCGGGCAATGCTGTAGCGACATTGCCGACTATGCGATACTGTCTTTTGGGACAACGTGATAGAGACGACGAGCGCACCAAGCCGGGCCTCCGGGGTATCCCTGAACTTCCGCCCTATCTCGGGAACCGGCGGGGGGAGGCGCACGCAAGAAAGGCGGAATATAACTTTTTCGCTAAGCTTCTCGCGTCTGGACTGCCTGAAGCATCGCTGCGTTGACCTGATCGCGATCGGCGGCAGAGTGCGCGCGACGATGACAGTTCGGGCAAATACCAATCATGGTGCGCGGATCGTCGGGCCCGCCGTCTGTCAGCTTGTGTATGTGGTGGGCTTCGAGATATGGAACCCCGTTGGCGCGAAGGAACGGTGCGGGAGAGCTACAGAACTCGCAGGTCCCGTTTGCCCGTGCAAACACATAGGAGCAGATGAGTTTGCTTCGTTCGTAGACGGTTGTGAGCCTCTGACCTTGCGCTGGAACTGATCGTGAAGCTTCGATGGCGCGTCTTCGCAAATCAGTTAGATCGCCGGCTGTGTCGTCTATCGTTACATCATCGGGAACACCGGCTACCGCTTCGAAAGGACTGAGTTCGAAGACGATCGCGTTGCGCATCCTCCCTTCAGTATCGGGAGCCAACTCCGTGTGAGACGCTTCAAAGATAAACTGGCCCAGATACCGGAGCCCCTGCTTCTGCTTGCGAAAGAGTAAAAGGTCGCGACCCTCTGACGCATGGCTTTGAATAGCGGCGTTCCCGCGAACCATCTGCATGTCGCCCCGTTGGCCCTCTCCAAAGTATTCAAATACTCCATCTTCCCGCAGGCGATCGGCGTATCCGTGTGCATGACCCTCTTCACCGGTGATGATGATGATCGGCAAGCCAGCGCCTGCCGGGGTGATGATGCCGCCCTGCATTTGCCCGCGGAAGCGCGCGTGTATGTCAGCACGACGGTTGTAAACTTGTCCTTTGATAAAACCCCAGGTCATTAAATCCTCCCTTTTGGGATGCCATGTAATCGCGTCTGGAAGGTCGAATCAATAAGAAGCATTTTGAATCATTGAATATTTATTAATGTTATGTTATAACATTGTTATGATCTTTATACTGAGTGCCCCGTTATGCCGATCCCTGCCGCCCTTGTCCGGGCGCACCTGAACTTTCTGCCAGATGAAACTGCCGATGACGCAATCCTGGCCCATTACGGCAACGTGGCCGAGGCATGGGTTGCGTCTTACACCGGCCTGCCCTTTGACCCTGACAATGTGCTGATGTTGCAAGCCGCGCTGATGCTGATCGCGCATCAGTATGAGGCGCGCGAGGCCGTCACCTTTGCCAGCGCATATCAGCTTCCGTTCGGCGTCACCGATCTGCTGGCGGGAATCAAGCGGCAGGTGCTGGGCTATGTGCCCGAACCGGAGGTCTCGACCGATGGCTGATCTGGTGCAAGGCTCTGCCGAACTAACCAAGAAGCTGCAAGCCATGCGCGATGCTGTTGCGCCCGTCCTGCGCCCGGCTCTGGTCAAGGCCGGTGAGGAAGTTGCCGCCGATGCCCGGACGCTGGCCGAGTCCAGCCGCCGCACCGGCGATCTGATCGAAAGTATCCACGTCACCGGCCCCGGCGAAACCACCCCGCCCCATAGCACCGATGGCGGGCAGCGCACCGCAGGCGAATTTGAGGTGCTGGTGACGGCAGGCGATACCGATGCCCGCCACGCGCATCTTGTGGAGGGCGGCACCGCGCCCCGGCTGCACAAGGACGGCACCACCACCGGCACCATGCCAGCACAACCGTTCTTCAACCCGGCGTGGCGCTTGAACCGCAAGCGCATAGAACAGCGCATTAACCGGCTGCTGCGCAAAGCGATCCGCGAGGCCAGCCAATGACGCCCGACATGGAATTGCAACGCGCCGTGCGGCTGGCGCTGATCGCGGCACCGGGCGTTGCCGAGCATATCACGCCCGAGCGCATCCGCACCGGCCTTGCCCGCCCCGAGGCCATGCCGTGTATCATCATGACGCCCGCCGAGGTGCATATCTTCGGCCATGCGTCCGGTGGTCAGGTGGTGGCCGAGGCGTCCTTGAAGCTGCATGTCTGGACCGCTGCCGATCAGGCTGCCGTCGCGCAACAGGTGACGGGTGCGGCAATGCTGGCGCTGATGGATGCACCGCGCCCGGATGGTGCCGAGATTGACCGCTGGGAACGCCCGGTTATGGCGTGGGTGCCTGATCCTGACCCGGCGCTGTCTTGCGCCCATGCGGTAATCAGCCTGCGCGCCGTGCTGCGGTGGAGGCGGTAAGATGCGCGCTGGCAAGCTGCAAAACCGCATCCAGATTGAACGCAACGCGGTGCTGATCGACGATTACGGCAACGTCCGCGAGACATGGTTGCCGGTGCTGACCTGCAAGGCCGAGATCAAGGACGCCACCACGACCGAGTTCCTGACCGGCCCCGGCGAGATGGACAACCGCAAGGCCGTTTTCCTGATCCGCTATCCGCTGGTGGTGCAGATCACCACCGCCGACCGGCTGGTGATGGACGGCAAGGCTTACAATATCGTCGGGCTGGCCGAGATCGGGCGCAGGCGCGGGCTTGAACTGCGGGTGATCGCGGCATGAGCAAGCACCTGCGCGGCGTCAAGCCTGCCCTTGGCCGCGATGCCGAGGCGCTGACCAAGGCACCCCCGGCACCGGCCTATCTGACCAGCCAAGCGAAAGCGGAGTGGCGGCGCGTCCTGCCGCTGCTGGTCGCGCGCGGCGTGATCACCAAGGCCGATATGTCGGGCGTGGAAGCCTATTGCACCGCTGCCGGTGCGGTCCGTCAGATCGCGGAAATCATCAACGCCATGCCGGTGCCTGATCTGAAACTGGCCGGGCTGCAAATCCGCTACATGCAGGCCGCCCGCCAGTTTGCCGCCGAATATGGCCTGACTCCGACCAGCCGCGCCCGCATGGGTGCTGGCGGTGATGGAGACGACGACACCAGCCCGAACCCCTTGGCGATCTGATGGCCCAAAAATCCAGCTTCCCTGCATGGGTCTATGATAACAGCCCGATTCCCGATCCTCTCGGGCATGGCGAACGCGCGGTGCAATTCCTGCGCGCCCTTCGCCATATCAAAAGCACCGCACCGGGCCGCGCCTTCACGCTCTATCCTTGGCAGGAACGGATTATCCGGGCGATCTACGGGCCGCGCGATGCTGATGGCGACCGCATTGTGACGCGGGTTTTCTTCTATATCCCGCGCGGCAACCGCAAGACCACGCTATCGGCGGCGCTGGCGCTGCTGCACCTGATCGGCCCTGAGAAAGTGCCGGGCGGCGAGATCGTCTTTGCTGCTGGCGACAAGCGGCAGGCGTCCATTGCCTTCAAGGAAGCGCGCGAGATGGTGGCGCTGGACCGGCGCTTGATGCAGGCCACCAAGATCATCAACCAGCGCAATGCCGCGCGCGAGATCGAAAGCCTGATCCGGGGCTATGAATCCAAGCTGGAAGTGGTTTCCTCGGACGGATCACGCCAGAACGGCACGACGCCCTCTTTCGTCCTGGCGGATGAAATCCACGCTTGGCAGGAAGCGGCAGGGGCCGAGATGTGGGAGGTGCTGGAATCTGGTATCTCGAAAGGCCGCAACGGGCTGATGGTCACGGCGACGACTGCCGGGCGCGGTGCCACCGGCTTTGCCGCCGATCAGTATGCCTATGCCCGTGCCGTCGCCACCGGGGAAATCTCGGACCCGTCCTTGCTGCCGATCCTGTTTGAGATGCAGGACGGCGACGATTGGACCGATGAGGCGGTTTGGCACCGCTGCAACCCCGGCCTTGCCGATGGTTTCCAAGACCTGAAAGACCTGCGCAACAAAGCACGGCGGGCGCAGAACCTGCCCGCTGCCGGTTATGCGTTCCAGCAATATCACCTGAACAAATGGCAGGGGAACAGCCGCGATCCGCTGTTTGATCTGGCGGTATACGACGCCCGCAAGCTGGATGACGACGAATCCGACCTTGAACAGCTTCCGGCCTATATCGGCGTGGACCTGTCGCAAACCGGCGATCTGTCGTCCGTGTCCATCGCCTTCCGGCATGACGATGGGCAGATCACCTTACGCAACCGCTGTTTCGTGCCTGCCGCCGATCTGAAAGCCAAGGGCGACAAGGACCGCGCGCCCTATCAGGAATGGGCCGACGCCGGGCTGATCGAGGTTTGCCCGGCTGGCATCATTGATGAGAAGCAGGTGGAGGATCATATCCGCGAGCTTTGCGGGCGCTATGACGTGCAAGAAATCGCGGTGGACCCGCATCTTGCCAACAAGCTGATGCAGAACCTTGCCGACGACGCCTTGCCGGTTTTCCAGCACCCGCAATCGGTCATGCAGATGTCGCGGGCTATCGGCGAACTGGTCAAGGCCGTGAATGGCAATCTGATCCGCCATGACGGCGATCCGGTTATGCGCAGCCATTTTGACAACGTGGCCGTTTCCACGAACCCGCAATCCGGGCTGGTGCGGATGCACAAACAGCGCAGCAATGGCCGCATCGACGCGGCTGTTGCCTCAGCCATGGGTGTCAGCCGCGCCCGCATCGCCCATGAACAAGGCGGGCTTTATGCCCGCGACGACATTTTTGACCTGCTAAAAGCAGCGTAACGAGTAAGGATTGAACTATGGCGCTTGATGAAACCGGACTTTTGGTCAAGCTTGAGGCGAATGTCGCCAAATGGGAAAAGGACTTCAACCGGGCGATCACCCAGCAACAGCGCGCATCGCAGCGCATGGAGCGGCTGGCCCGCCAGAACGCCAATAAGATCGCCTCGGAATATGAGGGCATCGGCGGCAGGATCGGCAAAGCCTTCAACGGCATTCCCGCATCGCTGAAAGGGATTGGCGGCGCTTTCCTTGGTGGCGTGGCCGGTGGCATCGCTTTGGGCGGGCTGGATCAGATCGCCACCAGCGTTTCGCAAATCACCAAGGAAACGGCGAACCTGAAAAACGAGGCCAGCCGCGCCGGTATTTCTACGACCGTGTTTCAGGAATGGAAGTTCCTTGCTGATCAGAACCGGATCAGCGTGGACGCCCTGACCGATGGCTTCAAGGAAATGCACCTGCGGGCCGGTGAGTTCTTCCTTGATGGCACCGGGGCCGGTGCCGAGGCATTCAAAAAGCTGGGCTATTCCGCCGAGACGTTGAAAGAGAAGCTGAAAGACCCCTCGGCTTTGATGACCGAGATTCTGGGCAAGCTGAAAGGCTTCGACCAAGCCGGGCGATCCTTTCTCTTGGAGGAAATCTTTGGTGGTGCCGGTGGTGAGCAATTTGGCGCGCTGATCGGCCAAAGCGAGGAAGCCCTGAACGCCACGATTGCCCGTGCGCATGACGTGGGTGCGGTGCTGGACTCGGACATGATCGACAAGGCCGCCGAGATCGACCGCAGGTTTGGCGAACTGACTGCGCGTGTCGAATCCTTCGGCAAGCGCGCGGTGATCGCCATTGCTGACGCTGCGGTGGAACTGGCCGACTTCCGCGATCGGCTGGACGGCATCTTTGACAATGAGGCCGAGGGCCGCGCGATCCTCGGCAATGAGCTTTATGACAGCCTGTCGCGCGACCGTGACGCGGTGGACGCGCAGGCCGAGGCGCTGCGCGATCTTGATGCGCAATATATGCGGCTGGCCGAGGAGGCGACCAGCGCGGGCATGGCGATGCGCGGTGCTATCGGACAGTTGGATAGCTGGGGCTACGGCGATGCCGACGACCAGTTGCGCCGCCTGTCCGCCGAACTGGACGCGGCGCAGCAAGGATTCCGCGACGGCACCATGACCGGCGAGGATTTTGCCGCCAAGCTGGCCGAGATCCAGAAGGAAGCCGACGCGGCCTTTGCCAGCCTCTCGGACGTGGACCGGGCGCAATTCTCGGGCGTCATGTCGCAACTGTCGCGGCTGGGTGGCGTCATTGCCTCTGTCACGGCGCAGGCATCGGCGCTTGTGGGTGAACTGGCAAAGGCTGCGCAGATCGACCCGGCCAGCAAGTCCAGCCAAGCCATGCGCGACCGCCATGCCGCCGAGGCCGCAAGCATGGATTCGCTGAACGCCATGCGCGAGGCGACCGAGCGTTTCAACGCCTCGGAAGCCGCCCGCAACGCGCTGACCAGCGAGGGCGTCAAGTTGGAGCGTGAGAAAGAGGCCGTGCGCAAACGGGCTGCCGAGGCGGGCGCGACCCTGACCGATGCCCAGATCACCAGCGCCGCACAAGCCGCGCTGGATGGCGATGCAGCACGTTCCGCTGCCGATGCCGCCGCGCGATCCTCGGGCGGCTCTGGTGGCCGTTCTGGCGGCTCTGGTGGTGCTGCAAAACTGGATGAGTTTGCCCGCGAGGCCGAGGCGATCCGCGACCGGACGCGGGAACTGGAATTTGAATCTGCTGCCCTGATCGCGGGCGCGGCGGCTGGCAAGTCCTATGGCGATGCCGTTGCCTTCGCATCCGAAAAGGCCAAGCTGCTGTTCGCAGCACAACATGCAGGCAAAGCGATCACGCCCGCCCTGACCGCTGAAATCGACAAGCTGGCGCAAAGCTATGTCGATGCTGGTAATAAGGCCGATCAGGCCGCCGACGCCATGAAGAAGGTGGAGGAATCCGGCCAGAAAGGTGCCGAGACGCTGGCCGATCTGTTCACCGGCATCTTGTCTGGTTCCATGTCAGCCGGTGAGGCGTTGGCCGGGCTGCTGCAACAGATCGCCCAGGCGCAATTCAACCGCGTGTTCATGGGCATGTTTGGCAGCGGCGGCATGTTCGCGGGTGCCGGGCAATGGCTGGGCGGACTGCTGGGGTTTGCCAATGGTGGTTTCACCGGCCACGGCGGCAAGTATGAACCGGCTGGCGTGGTTCATAAGGGTGAGTTCGTTTTCTCGAAAGAGACGGTGCAGCGCATTGGCGCGGGCAATCTCGAACGGCTGCACCAGCGCGCCCGTAAGGGCTATGCCGAGGGCGGGCTGGTCTCTGCTGCGGGAACGGTCGCGAAGGCCGCCAGCGGCTCAGCTAGCGGCTCTGCGAGGGCATCCGCGCCGGTGGTGAACATCACGGGCGGGCCGGTGACGGTGAACGCGACCGGCGGCACCCCGGAACAGAACAGCGACCTTGCCAAGCAGATCGCCCGCGAGTCCGAGGCCAGTTTGCGCGCGCTGGTGCAACAGGAAATGGTGAAGCAAATGCGGCCCGGTGGGCTGATGCGCTAGGAGACTCTGGGAGGCACCCTAGAGCGGCGTGAGGCGCTTCCGGGTGGGTGTGGGCCGGAACGGGGCGTCTTGCGCCTCTCCGGTGCCTTCTAGAGTCTCTGCGCGCGTGGCCGCGTGCTTTACCACCGGGAACGGGTTTCCTTCCCTTCCCCGGGTGGTGATCATTAGACCGCAGGCGGGCGCAGCCCGCCAGCAACGAGCGCCGCAGGCGCGAGGCGCAGGGAGCCGCCGCAGGCGGCGAGTGTCGCCCGGGGAAGGATTCAGGAAAAGCGTAACGCGGTTGCTTCCCCAGCCGGGAGCGTGTCGTTTTGCACGTAACGTATATATCTTAAGTAAGCAAGAACATAAGTATCTTAAGAGATATATAATATACGTGCAAAACGACACGCACATCACAACGCCCCTTGTAATGGTTTACTAGTTATCCTATCTTACCCGGAAGGATAACTAAGGACCATACACCCATGTCTTTCATGCTGAAGCTGCCGGATGAACGCGGCGAACAACTGCGGCTGATCGCTGCCGACAAGGGCATCACCATTCCGCAGGTAATCGAGAGTTGGATTCAGAAAGAGATCGAGGCGGGCACCATTTCCGCCGACCTTCCGGGCGTGGACGTGACCAGCGCCGGGCCGGTGATCAGGATCGAGGCCAGCGGCTTCGCGGTGGAGGTTCCTTCCGCGCAAGGTCCGACGCTGGCCGATGTGCTGCGCGGTGCCGCTGAAATGGACCCCAGCGACAAGGACCGTAAGCGCCGTTGGCTGGAAGGTCTGGCGGCTCTGTCTGGTGTGAAGGTGCAGAAGATGGCCGCAGGTGTGCGGCTGGTGAGCCCGATCACCGGGCAAGTTTATCCCCTCGCCCCCGGTGTCGCCGCTGATCTGGCAAGCCAGATCGAACGCGCCGCAGAATAAGGAAAAGGGCCAAGCGCGCCAACGCTCGACCCTTTGAAATCACTGTATAAGCACTGAACTTTTATCATGCCCAGATCGACCCTGCAAGAGTCCGGCCTTTCATTCCTCGCCCCTGATCCGAACGACCCCGATGTGATTATCCATGAGGTCAAGCTAACCCGGTATGACGTTGCAAGCCGAAGGTGGCGTGAACTGACTGCGAAACGTGCCGCCCTGCCGCCTGACCATGATCCGCGCAAAGCGGCGGCGCTTGATCAGCAAATCAAAACTGCCCGCGATGCGGTGAAGCGCGCCGAAAGCGATGTATCGCGGCGGCAGGAAAGTATTGATGAATGGCGATCCGGTGCCGGGCGTGAGGAATACAACGCCAGCCGCCGCAAGGTTAGAGCAAAGCCGAATGCCGACTTGTCCAGCCTGACGCCCGAGCAGCAGGCGCAGCAGGCGCGCGACCGGCGATCCGATGCGAACTGGCTCAAGCGCCGCCGCGATGCTGGTATCCCCGAGGCTCAGATACAAGCCGAATTTGTTATCCGCATCCGCGACCGTGAGGCCGTTCGCGCGACCGCTGCGACGGAACAGGATGAACAAGCCGCCATGGAAGCGCTGCCCGGATACGGCTTGTTCTAGGGGTGCAGGGAGGGCTTGGCTATCTAGCCAGTTAGCTAAACAGCCATTCAGCTACTTAGCTAACTAGCTGAATATACTTAATATTTCTTGTTGACAGCCGAATCTTCGCCGGTCTAGCTCTGTGGCATCAAGCAACGCAGGAGCAACACCGATGCAAAACACCTACCTTCCCGATGCCGCCTATGAGGATTTGATTGTCGAGCTTGGCGCGGCATTCATGATCGCCGCAGTTACGACCGGATGCGATCTGCGCGACAAGCTGGTGGAGGCTCTGGCCATGGCGGGCATCATGCCCGAGTGCTGCCGGGAGGATGCCGAGGCGGCATGA